GCATGGCATGAGAAAATGAAACCGATTTTTGATGCACAAGAGGCATGGCATGAGAAAATGAAACCGATTTTTGATGCACAAGAGGCATGGCATGAGAAAATGAAACCGATTTTCGATGCACAAAAGGCATGGCATGAGAAGATGAGCCCAATTATAGAAATCCAAAACTCAATGCGTGAGAAAATTCAACCAATAATAGAGATGTATAACAAAATTGATTGGGATTTATTACGTGAAGCAGTAGCAGAAGAAATAAAAGAATTAGAGGGTATATTAGTAGAGCAAGAAGAGAATTATTGGTGTTTAGATATAGATACTGCGACTGCTATAGTAAATGGAGAGATAGCAAAAGATGACCTGTCAGAATATATGGATGAAAATCTTGAATCAAATATAACAAAGATAGTTCAAGATCCTATATATGAACTTCATGCAACTTTAATCCAAGAAACTTATGAAGCATATAAAGCTGGATTTTATAAATTGTGTGCGATGCCGCTTTTTGCAGCATTTGAACATGTTGTAGCGATGTGGTATTTAGGATATATAAAAGAGGAAATGATATTAGTTAATCAGTATCCAGATATAGGTGGGCTTAAATATAAAATTAATCCTGATAAATTCAATCATGTAGAAATGGAGAATTTTAATAGAATATTTGCATTTTCTGTTTTTAGGACATATAGAAAATTATTTGATAATATACCAAATCAACTTAGCCAGAAACTAAATCGTAATGCAATATCACATGGATATTACGATTATGATTCAATTTCAAAGACAGATATTCTTAAATTATTTCAAATACTTAAATCTGCTATGATATTAAAATCCTTTGACAGAAATAAAGTGGCAGAGTCGTGACCGCTTTTTGGCAGGAAATGTGCCGGTTGTTTTGGAATCAACGTGATATATTTGTATTGTGAGAAGTGGCGGAAAACACAACTCACTATGTCGTTTCTAAAATTCTAAACGGTTCATAATGACGGCACATAAAATCCGAAACCAGCAGATGGTACTGATTGAATGATACCGTTATTAAGGAGAGCTTTTGCTCTTCTTTGAGCTAACAACATCCTAGGTAGATGGAATGAGGGAAACCTGATAAGTTTGCCGATAGTGTCTGTCGTGGTTGTTAGCTGAGAGAAGAATAAAACTTCATGTACCGTAATTCAATTGCAAAATTAATAATCAATAACAAAGCATCCATTCGGGTGCTTTTTATTTTGGAGGAGGATGAAGGATGGATAATCGATATATTGAAACGAGATTTAATAAATTAGAAAAAAGAGTTAGTGATTTACAAAGAGATAAAGATGGTCTAATTCAAACGATAGATACTGTTTCTACAAGCGTGGAAGCATTAAGTCGAAGGGTCAGGATGTTAGAAGAAGCAATAGCAACGAAAGCCGATATGACTCATATTCAAGAAGTAATCAAACAATCTGAAGTAATTAAAAAGATTAACGATAGCAAATCGGTAGGGATGGATTGTAAAGTTGGGGTTTCATTAGATGGAAGAGTTGTAGCGGAATCTATTGTCGAACATACAGCTGATTCAATCCAAGGTCTCGTAGTTAAAGGGAGTGAGATAAATGAAACTAAATAAACAAGAACAATCAGTTGTGATTGCTACATTCATTTCAATGCTAGGACAAGATATTGTAAATGAATGTATCGATAAGAAGAAATTAGAAAGTGTAATTCCAATCTTTAATGAAATGAACGACAATACAACACCAAAACAAAAAAGAGAAGCGATGGTTAGTTTGCTCGATAAAACAATGGATGAATTCCTGGAGAATAAGGAGTGAGATAAGGATGCCAAGTAAAAGTGAGACAAAAGAAATATATTTCGCAGTACTTAATGACGACGGAACATATGGTACACCAGTATTAATAAGACCTATGAAAGAAACTGATTTATATGCGGACAGTGATGATGAGGAGTGAGGATGTGAATACATTCTTACGCAATACAATCAGTGTGAAAGAAGCGGCATCAATTCTTAATGTATCACCTGGTCATGTTAAGAACTTATGTGCTGAAGGAAAGATAGTAGCAAAGAAGATAGGTAAGACATGGGTGATAGATAGATCGAGATTAAGAGGAGTGAGATGAATATGGATGAGAAAGAAATATATATAAATGATATGAACGCATGGATTAAAGAACAAGAAGCAAGAAGAAAACAAATTGTAGTTACAATCGAAACGAGTTCTGAAATAGTAGAACAAAACAAGATACAACTTCAGTGGTTAGATAAGAGACTTAATTCTGCTAAAACAGAGTTTGAAGATTGGAAGAAAGAAAACAATGCTACTGAAGATATGTAAATGCGGTAAGACAGTACCAATGGAGCAAGGTATGTGTGAAGCATGTGCTGTGGTTGCTGAAGAAAGAAGGAAGCAAAGGCACAAAGATTATAAGGCGAAGCGAACGGATACGGACAACCAGAAGTTCTATAACTCAAAGCCTTGGCGAGTAACAAGAGCAAGGATAAAGGATAGAGACAATGGGTTGTGTCAACTGTGTTGGAGTGAGAACAAGGTTAAACCAATGAATACAGTACATCATATTATTCCTTTAGAAGAAAATGATCGATTATCTTTAATAAGAAGTAATTTGATTTCGTTGTGTGAGAAATGCCACCAGAAAGTTCATAAGCTGTATGACGTTAGAACGGAAAAGTTCAATATACAGAAGAAGTTAAGAAGTTTAATAGGGTAGGGGGATATCAAAAACTTTTTAAGGAGGGCGACGAGTCGCCGGGTGGTATTTTTTTTCGCGAAAACTCCCTAAATGAAAATTTCGGAAAGGAGGTAAGTAGATGGCTAGACCAAGAGAACCTGTTGATTTAGTAGTTCTGAAAGGGAAAAAACATTTAACAAAAGCTGAAATTGAAGAACGGAAAGCGAAGGAAGTTAAAGCACCTCATGATAAAGTCAGAGCACCGACTTACCTTCCGAAAGATTTGAGGAGAGATTTTAAAAAAATATCAGATGAATTAATCAGGATTGAAATTATGTCCAATTTGGATGTTGATGCTTTAGCAAGATTTTTGATAGCAAGGAAAATGTATGTAGAAATTACAAATGCTATGCTTGAACTTAGTCCGTTAGAAGAAGTGGTGGATGTAAAAAAGGATCAGGAAGGTAACATCATATCCGAGAATAGGTATAACGTATCTAACGGCGTTTATTCAGACTTACTTATAAATCAAGACAAACTTTTTAAACAATGTAGACAAGCTTCCAGCGATTTAGGTTTAACAATTACATCAAGATGCAGATTAGTAGTCCCAAAACAGACCGAAGAAAAGCCTAAAAATAAATTTAATAAGTTTATGTAGGTTGATATATGAATAGAGTTACTCAATATGCTCTTGATGTGTTGGAAGGTCGTGTAATTGCTGGGAATTTAGTTAAACTAGCTTGTCAAAGACATATAAATGATTTAGAAAGACAGGGAACTGAAGAGTTTCCTTTTATTTTTGATGAAGAAAAGGCAAATCTCATTGTTGATTATTCTGAAACGTTAACAATTGCTGAAGGTGACGAGGAATTCCAGTTAGAACTTGCTGATTTTCAGGCTTTTATTTTCGGATCGTTAAATGGCTGGATTCATAAAGATACTGGATATCGTAGATTTCGTACTAGTTATACGCAGCTAGCAAGACAAAACGGGAAATCAATGAAGAACGGTATTCTTGGCACATACTATTCAAATTTTGATGGATATAATTATGCCCAAGTCTACTGTACAGCTACAAAAGCAGATCAGGCTAAAATCGTTTTAAAAGAAATGATAAAATTCATCAATGCCGATGAAGATTTATCAGAGTTGTTTGAGATTAAAGAGTACAAGAATACAATATTAGCATTAAATACAAGCTCTGAGATTAGAGCATTAGGACGAGATACACAATCTATAGATGGATTTCGTCCTTATTTGGGTGTTATTGACGAGTACCATGCTCATAAAGATAACCAAATGTATAAGCTCCTTGAAGGTGGAACGAGTAAGTTAAAGCAATGTCTAATTAGTGTTATTACAACAGCAGGTTTTGATTTGAATTCACCATGTTTTGAGCTGTACGAATACTGTTGTAATGTGTTAAAAGGTGCGTTTGAGGACGAAACGCAATTTGTATATATTGCTCAGATGGATGAAGAAGATGATATTTGGAATCCAGAAAACTGGATAAAGGCAAATCCGCTTGTTTGTAGCACAACTGAAGGAGTAAAAACCCTTCAAACGATGGCTGTAAAAGCAAAAAATATGGGTGGATCAGAATTAAGAAACTTTATGACAAAACACCTTAATATTTGGGTGCAATTTACAGATAGCCAATATATGAACATGGAACATTGGAAGAAATGTGCTTCAGAATTAGATTTAGAGGATTTTAGAGGGAAAGAGTGTTATATAGGTCTTGATCTATCAAGTGGCGGTGATTTAACGAGTTTAGGAGCAATATTCCCATATTTAAAAGAGGATGTGAAGAATTATTTCATTCACTCACATAGCTTTATCCCTAAAAATCGCGTAGCGGAACATATAAAGACAGATCATGCTCCTTATGATATTTGGATTAGAGATGGATTATTAACCGTTACAGAGACACTGGGCGGTATTAAAACGGATTATAAATATATAATTGCTTATTTAAAACGGATTGTAGAAGAGTATGGGCTAATTGTGAATATAATAGCATACGATCCGCACAATGCAGATGCTTTTTTGAATGATCTTGAAGAGCTTGGATATAACAGCATCATGATTGTTCAATCAGCGAAGAATTTAAATGATGCTACAACTGATTTTAGACTAGAAGTTGAGGCGGAAAATATCCAATATAATCGTAAAAATCAATTGTTAACGTGGAGTGTAGCAAATGCAAAGACAGTGTCTAATAGTTTTGGTGAAATCAAGATTGATAAGCATTTAAAAGAGAAACGAATTGACCCAATTGATGCTGTTATTGATGCATACAAAATGGCAATGAAGGGTGAAGTAGGCATAAACTTGAGTCAATATGTTACTGACGAGAACCTTGATAAGCTTGGTTGGTAAAGGAGGTGAATACATGTGGAAATGGCTCAATAAATTTAATCCTAAGAAGGTTAAAAACTCTGTAGCGCTTGATTCAGAAGAGTTTTTAAAGATGTTAGGGATTGATATAGGCAGTGTAAACAAAGATAAATTAAGTGAGATTACTTATTTCACTTGTTTAAGGTTGTTATCTGAAAGCGTAGGGAAATTACCATTAAAATTGTATAAGGATACAAATGAAGGACTTGAGAAGGCGACAGAGCATAATTTGTATACACTTTTAAAAATGCGGCCTAATCCATATATGACATCAAGTACATTTTGGTCCACAGTTGAAGCAAATAAAAATCATTATGGTAATGCATATGTCTATATCAATACTGATACGGTAAAAGTAAAAGATTTGTGGATTCTTCCAAGTGAACAAGTGCAAATTTGGATTGATAATGCTGGGATATTTCAAAAAGAAAACGCGATTTGGTATGTCTGGGGAGATAATAAATCCGGTAAACAATATAGATTTCGTTCTGATCAGATTATGCATTTTAAAACATCACTATCTTTAGATGGAATTTCCGGTTTAGCTGTAAAGGATATTTTAAAAGTCTCGATTGAAAATATCCAGAGTGGGGCTTTGTATCTCAGTAACTACTTTTCGAACGGTTTAATGGGGAAGGCAGTTGTACAGTATACCGGTGATTTAGATCAGGAAAAAGCAAGGAAAATGGCGGCAAAGATTGAAGAGTTTAGTAATGGTTTGAAAAATGCAGGGAGAATTGTCCCATTGCCTTTAGGGTTTCAACTCACTCCATTAAATGTAAATATGGCTGATGCTCAATTCTTAGAAATCAATAAGTACACAGCACTTCAGGTTGCTGGAGCATTTGGAATTAAACCGGCACAAGTAAATAACTATGACAAGGGTAACTATGCAAATGTTGAAACGCAGCAGCGTTCATTTTACGTAGATACCCTTTTATATATTTTGAAACATTATGAAGAAGAAATGAGTTATAAACTCCTTCTTACCGATGAATTTGAAAGTGGATATTGCTGTAAATTTAACGTAAACGGAATTTTACGTGCTGATTTTGCAATTCAGATGGAAGGATTATCAAAAGGCGTAAATAATGCCATTTATACACCAAATGAGGCACGAGAATTTGTAGATTTGCCACGTAAAAAGGGTGGCGATGAACTCATGTGTAATGGGAATTATGTGCCGCTAGTATCAGTTCAGAAAGGAGGTGAGGAAGGTGGAGTGGTTACAGATTAAAAATCAAACCGAAGAGACATCATCCCTTTATTTTTATGGTGATATTGTCTCTTCTTGGTGGGGCGCTTGGGAGGATGAAGATCAATATCCTGAGAATGTAAGGAATATCCTCGATAGTGTGAAAGGAAAAGACTTAAATATCTATATTAACAGTGGCGGCGGATCAGTTTTTGCAGGGATGGCAATCTACAATATGATTAAACGTCATGAGGGTTACAAAACGGTTCACATTGATGGACTCGGAGGTTCAATTGCCTCAGTTATTGCGTTTGCAGGTGATAAATTGATTGTTCCTTCTAATGCGTATCTTATGATTCATAAACCTTGGAATAGCACATATGGAAATGCGAATGATTTTAGGAAAATGGCTGACGATTTAGACGCAATTGAAGAAGGGATTATCAATGTTTATAAGGATAATCTAAAAGAAGGCGTAGACATCGAAGTAATACGAGAAATGGTACAAAACGAGACGTGGTTAAATGGTTTTAAAGCTAGTGAGTATTTTAATATTGAAGTAGCAGCAGAAAATACAGCAGTGGCTTGTACAAGTAATCTTTTTAATGAGTACAAGAATACACCAAAAGCTTTTAAAGAACCAAGGAGAAAACCACCGCAAAATAATGAACAAGAAAAAATTAATAAATTGATGAGGGAGCTAGATTTAATCTAACTCTTTTTTTATTTCCCAATTTTAAGGAGGAAGCAAAATGCCAAAAGAATTAAGAGAACTGTTAGCTAAGATTCAGAATAAGAAAGTAGCGGCAAGAGAGCTATTAGCTCAAAAAAAGTTGGAAGAAGCAGAACAACTTACAAATGAAATCAAGGATTTACAGAAGGAACTTGATATTGCTTCAGCATTGTATGAAGAAGAAGGAAATAATATTCCAAACAATCCTATTCCGCAACCATCAGCAAATACAGTGCAACCTACTGATGCTTTTGTTAATGCGATGAAAGCAGCTGTTGGAAAACATAAGTTATCTGATGATGAAAAAGAAGTATTAAATGCAACCACAATGACGGAGGGTATTCCAGCTGATGGCGGTTTAACTGTACCTAAAGATATTCGTACAGCTATCAAAGAGTTGCGCCGCAGTGGTCCAGATGCACTTGAAAATTATGTGAATTTTGAGCCTGTATCTACGGTAACGGGATCTCGCGTTATTGAGGTAGAGGCGGATTATATCCCATTTGATAATGTGGATGAAGCGGCAGATTTCCCATTGATGGAAGCACCGAAGTTTGAAGATATTCAATATAACGTTAAGAAAAAAGGTGGCATTTTGAAATTTTCTAAGGAGCTGTTTGCAGATACGGCAGAAAATATTCAAGCCTATATTAAAAAATGGACATTTAAAAAGTCAAAGGCTACTCGTAACGCTTTGATTTTAAAAGCACTAGCTGACAATTTTGGAACTACAAAACTAGCGGTTAAGACTGTTGATGATTTAAAAGATATTTATAATGTGAAATTAGATCCAGTAATTGCAACAACATCGAGTGCGTTAATGAATCAGGATGCTTTTAATTATCTTGATAAATTAAAAGATAGTGATGGTAAATACATCCTTCAGCCAAATCCGACAATGCCAACGCAAAAATTATTATTTGGCAAGTATCCAATTATTGTTGTAAGTAATAAAACATTAAAAACGGATACTGTGAAAAAAACAGCACCACTATATTTCGGTGATTTTAAAGAGGCAATTACTATCTTTGATAGAGAGGCGTTATACATTGAATTTTCGGAGCAAGCAGGAGATTTATGGGGAAAAGATTTAGTAGGTATGAAAGTGCGTGAGCGTTTAGATGTTAAATCGGTTGATAAAAAAGCTGTTATTGCTGGTGAAATTACATTTGCTTAGTAGTTAGAGGGGCTTTTCCCCTCTTAATAGGAGGGGTTTTATGCTGTTAGACATGAAATTAACTAAAAAGTGGCTGAGATTAGAAGAAGAGGATACAGAAGAAGATGATATTTTGAATCTTTTAATCGATAATGCTGAGATTTATGTAAAAAAAGCAGTTGGCAAGCATTACAATGCCACTGAAGAAAACCGAAAACAAGCGCAGAAAATTGCTTTGGTTTTAGTCACCAACTGGTACGATAATCGTGATTTATCAGGCCAAGTGGATGAAAAAGTGCGTTACACGATTAAAAGTATGGTGTTACAACTTCAGTTAAGCGAGGAAACAGCATGAATCCAGGAAAAAGAGACAAAAGAATTGTGATTGAACATAAAACCGAAAGAAAAGACGAGGAGGGGAATGCACTCCCGGCAACTTGGGCAGTTTTCTCTAAAGCGTGGGCAAAAGCTGAGACTCCTGTAGGTTCAGGGTTTAATTCTGAGGTTTTCAAGGGAAATGCGGAGTTTGTTATAAAATTAATAAACTTTACGATCCCATATCGGAAAGGTGTTCATTCTGATATGCGTGTGCAATATCGAGGAAAACTTTTTGAAATTAAATCAGTGATTGATATTGATGAAAAACATAAAGATATGTGTTTAATTTGTGAGGAGCGATCCAATTGGCAGAATTAGAGGTCTTCGGTATAGAAGAATGGATTCGTGAATTAGAGAATTTAGGCCAAGATGTACCTAGAATCACAAAAGAAGCATTAAAAGCTGGGGCAAGGGTATTTAAACAGAAGTTAGAGTTTAATTCTCCAGTCGGTCCCGAACCAAACAAGCCAACACAAAAGCAGCCGTGGTGGGATGGAAGACATGCTAAAAATGCTATTGTAGAGGGGAAAGTAGTTAAAAAGGGTGGTTCTTATGTTATTGAAATAGGATGGGATAAAGCAGATCGTTCACCTCACTTCTATATGAAATTTCAAAATTGGGGGACTAGCAAAAAGCCTAATCCACCACACAAAGGATTTGTAGAAAAGACACTGATTCAGGGTGAAAAAGAGGTGTTGAAAGCAATGGAAAGAGAATTTATGCGTAGGGTTACAGGAAGATGAGAAATTTTAATAAAGATGTGTTCGATGTACTACGTACAGATGCAGTTATTAAGTCAGAGTTAGGTGGAGAGTTTATCTATCAATTTGTCAAAGGAAATGACAAAACAGATATATGGATTACATTTTCCGAATTAAATAGTTCACCTGGGTTGTATGCGGAAAATAAGGAAGAAACCACTAATGTTATGTATCAAGTAGATATATGGTCAATGTCACCAATCAAAACACAATTTAAAAGTGCAGTTCAGGCAGCTATGAAAAAGCTGTCTTTTCAGCGTATGAGCACATTTCCAGATTATGAACAAGATACTAAAATTTACAGATATGGCTTTCGATTCACAACGGAAGTCATAAATTAGGGAGGAAAAAATATGATTATTGATTTCAGGGATTTACATTATGCAGTTTTAACAGAAACACCAGATGGTAAATTTACTTACACTACACCGAAAAGAATCGGTAAAACAGTTAGTGGTAAAGCTTCACCTAAGGCAGAAGGAGCAACTTTTTATGCAGAAGGTGGACCGGCAGCAACAGCTAGTGCATTCGGTGGTACTGAAATCGAATTAGAAGTTGATAAGTTGTCTTTAACGGTTTATGCGGAATTATTAGGTAAAAAGGTTGTAAAAGGTCAAGTTGTTGATAATACAAGTGATGTTCCTCCTTATGTAGCGTTGTTATATCGTTTGCCATACGACAATGGAAAAAACCTATATGTATGTTATTACAAAATGAAGTTTGAACTTCCAAGTGATGAACATAAAACAGCAGAAGACAAACCAACATTCCAAAGCGCAAAAATTAAAGGTAAGGCAATTCAACGTGGGGATGGTAACTGGAGACATCGATTAGATGAAGAAGAAACTGGATTCGATGCAACAGTTGCATCGAATTGGTTTAAAGCAGTACCAACTCCACCTGTAGTAACGCCTTAATAGAATAAGAATAATGGGATGGCAAATGTCATCCCTATTTTAATTTAGGAGGAAAAGTGAATGAAAATTACTTTACAGAATGCAGAAGATCAAAAAGATTATTTTTTACCACAGTTTATTCCGGGTTCAGCAACTTTTGAAGCATCTACACTAGCAGATGAATTACAAGCAGACCTTGTTCCGAAAGAAACCATTGAAAGAGCAGCTAATTTCGTAGCTCGTGTATATGGTAACCAGTTTACGGCGCAGGAGTTTGTTGATGGTACTCATGTATGGTTTTTAAGTCTTACAATTCATTCGATTTGTTTAACGATAATGGGTCGTTTAAATGAAGCGATACAGGTAATGGAAACGGTAGAAGATGCGAAAAAAAAGTTGATGAAACAGCTAGAGATGAAACCGAAAAGAAAACGATAAAATACAGCGATATTGTAATTGATATTTATAACGTATTAATGGATGCAGGAATGACACAGAATCAAATCAATGAAATGGATATTGCGTTTTACTTTACCTGTTTGGCTAAAAAGCAAAAGGCAAATCGAGTGACATCGGCAAATCAAGCGCCAGCATGGTTGTAAAGGTAGGTGAGAATTGAATGGCACTAGGCGATAATACAATTGGTGGTCGTGTCCGGCTGGATACAGACCAATTTGAAAATGGAATTGCAGGTATTAATCGAAGTCTAAAAAGAATAGATGCTGAGTTTAGAAACACTTCAGAACAGTTGCGTGGCGTCGGTTCTGAGATGGATCAATTAGAGAACAAGACAAATCATTTAAATCAAAAAATTGAAGCGCAAACGCAAAAAATGAAGCACTATGAGCAAGCTTTAAGGACTTCCCAACAAAAACAACAAGAGATGCGTCAAAAATGTGAGCAATTAGCTACATCGATGCAACAATTAGAGCAAGAGATACAGCAAAGTACACAGGCGTATGGGAAGAATGCTCAAGAAACAAAAGAATTACAAACCAAATATAATCAATTACAGCAAGAATATAAGCAAGGTACACAAGCTTTACAACGATTAACCGCCCAAGTTTCTCGAAATGATACAGCTTTTAATAATGCTTCAGCAGCTTTACATCGCTATCGTAATGAATTAGGTGACACCCAAGAAAGAATGGAACAGTTAGGCAACGTTTCTGGAAGAGTACGAGAGCGTATGAACGAAGTTGGAAACAGTATGCAAGAAACAGGAACTAGAATTAGTCAGGGATTTGGAGCGGCAGCAGTCGGTGTAGCGGCAGGAGTCGGAGCTTTAGTAGTAAATGCAAGCCAATTTGAAGAGGCAAATAAGAAGGTACAGGCTGGTTTAGGATTAACAAGGGAAGAAAGTTTAAAGGTTAGTGCTGTAGCAAGAGAAGTGTGGCGTGAAGGATATGGTGAAGATTTAGCTAGTGTCAGCGATTCCTTAGTTAAAGTAAAGCGTAATATTAAAGATATTAATGATGACGATACATTAAAACAAGTAACAAGAGACAGTGAGATTTTAGCGGAGACAATGGAATCTGATGTGAATGAGGTTACCCGTGGCGCAAGTCAATTAATGGGTAGGTTCGGTTTATCAAGTCAACAAGCGTTCGATTTATTAGCTCAAGGCTCAAATAAAGGCCTTAATTATTCAAATGAGTTATTTGATAATTTAAGTGAGTACGGTCCATTGTTTCATGAAATGGGATTCAGTGCTGATGAGATGTTTAATATTCTCATAAACGGTTCACAAAATGGCGCTTACAATCTGGATTACGTAAATGATGTTATGAAAGAATTCGGGATTAGGATAAAAGATGGTAGTAAGTCAACGACTGAAGCAATGGGACAAATGAGCCAAAGTACACAAAAAGTCTGGAAAGCAATGTTAGAAGGAAAGGCAACTTCGAAAGATGTCTTTAATGCTGTTCTGAATGAGTTAAAAACAACAGATGATCAAATTAAAGTCAATCAGTTGGGAGTTTCACTTTTTGGGGTGAAATGGGAAGACCTCGAAAGAACAACTATGCTTTCTCTAAACAATATGGAAACAGGACTAGGCGATTATAGTGGCGCAATGAATAAAATGGTTGATGGATATGATACGAGCGCGAAGCAATGGAAATCCGTCACAAGAGAACTACAAATTGCTTTAGAGCCACTTGGCAAAGTCATTTTAGATATTGCAAAACAAGCTATACCGGAATTGGAAGAATCTGTAAAAGGTGTAGCTGATTGGTTCAACGGGCTAGATGATAGCTCTAAAAAAGTATATGGTACAGCATTATTACTCGCTCCGGCGGTATTAGGTGTAGTAAGTGCTCTTGGAATGCTTTCTTTTGGTATCGGTGCAATTATAGCAAACCCAATTGTTGCGACAATTGGTGGGGTTGTAATTGGATTGGGAGCATTAGGATTTGCTTTTGCCGATGCGGGTAAAAAAGCGAAACAAGCCGAAGATGATAGTCGCAGATTCGGTGATGGTGTAAGCGAAGGGACAAAAAAAGCGCTTGAAGGATACGTAAACTTAAAAGAGCAGGCTTTTAAAACACTGGATGAGATACCGACTTTGACAGGTGACAAGGCAAAAGAAGCTGTTCAACGAGCGCATGATGAGTTTGGTAAATTAGCAGATGAAGCAATCCAAGCGATTAATAAAGACAAAGGGAAGCTACAGGCCCACCTAGATAGTTGGTTTGCTGGGGAAACGGATTCAGCAGTGTTACGGGCAAAAGATAAAATTGTGAACGATCAAATGGAAGTATTCAAGGCACAAGAGGAAGCTGTTATTAAAGCCAATGAGAAAATTCAGAGCTTACTTACACAATATAATGGACAGATATATAAAATGAGTGCGGCTGATAAGTCGGTATTTCTTACAGCTTTAAAATCCATTGATGCTGAGGTAGGGAAAGCAGCTTCAAAAAGTGTAGATGAGATTCAAAAAATAGGTAAGGCAATGGATAATTTCAACAAAAATACTTCTGTTGAGACAATTCAAGGTAAAGTAAAAGATTTAGGATCAGAGTATACAAAATTAACAAATCAATTAGATAAAGCGAGACAAAAAGAAATAGAGTTTGCGAAAAGTAAAATAGCTGATACTAAAGGGCAAGAAATTGCGATAGCACAAATTAACAAAAAATATTCTGAGCAGTCTGTTTTGTTAACAAAAGGATATGAACAACAACTTCAACAAGCGCAAAAAGTGTTAGAGTCCAAAGGCGTCGAGATGGATTTAACAACGGGTATCACGAAGGCTGAAACGGAAAAAATTAAAATTCAAGGTCGAGGGTTTGGCGAATACGTAAAGAATTCGGAAATAATCGAGAGTACAAATGAAAATTTATTTAAAAGGCTTCAAGATAGAGCAGCAAAAGAATCTGACTTGCGTAAAAAGAGTGCAGATGAAGTAAAGGCATATGGCGAATCTTTGATTGCTAATTCTAATAGTGTATATGAAAGTTTATTTCAATCAACGCGGGAGAAAGCTGTACAAATTGGTAGTGATATCGCTTATGCATTAGAAGATGGTACAAAAGCTGTTAATTTGGGTGAAAAAGGCGTTGTAAAAGTAGACGAATTTGTGGACGGTATTAAAACAGGTCAATACAAGGTTCAGGATGTAGCGATTGCTCTTATTAACACCATGCGTGTTGAAATGGGAAGTAAACCTTTAACCGCAGAAGGTATTAAAGTCATGACCACATTTGCGGATGGGTTAAAGCAAATGAATGTATCGGATATTGCTACAAAACTAAATCTTGATTTGAAGAAAAATTTAGAGATAGATTTAGGTCCGCTTGGTAAGATGACATCCTCACAATTTGTAAATGGTTTGAAAGAAGGCACAGTTGGAATCGACGCTGTGTTTATTTTTTTTCAACAACATTTATCTAAGTTAACAGCAACTGATTTATCTCAAGATGGTACAAAGATTATGTCTACGCTAAAAACAGGCATGGAAATGGGATTCATTAACGTACAAGATGTATTGCAAAAGCTTGGGGTTAGTATTGAAGACGAAACGAAATACAATCTTGGTCCAAATGGTGAGGTAACAATTGCTTCACTCGTACAAGGGTTACAGACTGGTCAATTCAGTATAGATCAGGCGCTTGAAGTGATTAGACAAATGGTTGTTCAAAAAACAAATGTTGATACAACTCAGCAAGGGGCAAATATTTCACAAACAACAGCAGATGGAATTCGTCAAAATGGAGGACAACCAGTTCAAGCGGCGGGTGAAGTTAAACAAGGAATAGAGCAAACGCTTGGTTCAACGACAGATGGAAACGGTGGGGCAATGTCTACGTTGCTTATGAGACAATTCATGGCCCAAAATAAGCCTAGCATCGTTGGAGAAGCAAGTGGAATAAAACAAGGAGTAGAACAACAACTAGGGAACACGACAGATAACAACGGTGGTAATAACTCAACCTCAATGATGCGTAGTAATATTGCTAATAATCAAGGTAGTGTAGTTGGAGCGGCTGCTGGTGTGAAATCGGGGGTAGAGGGCACCTTAGGTAGCACAACGGATGGAAATGGTGGATCAGCTTCAACTAACATTATGCAACGTATGATTAGTGGGAATAGAGGTAGTACAGTTGGAGCGGCTTCAAATGTGAAACAAGGTGTAGAAGGGACACTTGGAAGTGCTACTGATGGTGGTGGTGGTGCAAAAGCTGGTAGCGACTTTGCTAGAGGGTTAGGAAATCAAAGTGGCAGTGCACGTTCTAGTGGTGTAAGTGTTGGGGAAAGTGGGAAATCTGGTTTAGGTAGTGTAAGTGCAAATAGCGCGGGCGGAAGTTTCGCACAGGGATTTGCAGATGGAATGTCAAGTAAAGGTTCAATTGTATCAAGAGTTGCTTCAGGTCTTGCACAGGGGGCATTTGCTGCGTTGAGAGCCACACTTGATGTAAACTCACCATCTAAGCTTACAAGAGATCAAGGTGGTATGCCATTCGGTGAAGGTTTTGCATTAGGGATTCAAAAGTCAGCTTATATGGCGCAACGAGAAAGCCGCGAAATGGGTACAAAAGCCAATACAGCACTTATAAATGAATTACAACTAAGTAGTAATTCAAATAAAATGAGTTTCGCGGGTACTCGTATGGCACAAGGAATTGCTACTGGAATCAAAAGTAAATACTCTGTGGTGCGTGATGCCTTACAAGATACCGTTTCAAGTGCTATGGATGGTATTCGTTCCATAAGTCCAGAACAATTATTTAGTTTTAAAGGGGATGATCCCCTATCTAAATACTTTAATGCAATCTTTGAAGATCGTGATTGGCAAAATGAATGGATCACACATCTTCCAGATAGTATGCGTGAAATGGTTTTGAACATAGGGAAGCAGCTAGAGAGATATGAGGATCTTTCGCAAATGGATACAGGTGGAGTAGGAAAATGGAGAAAAATCCTCTCGGAAGATGCGAGTGCAAATCAATATAGACCAATTACTACACAGGGTAATAAAGAGCAGGTGCAGAGACAGAATGACATTATAATTGAGGTGCCTGTCATTTTAGAAGGGCGAGAGATTGCACGTGGGACTTATAAATACACAACGGAATATCAAAATAGAGAAGTAAGCCGAGACTCAGATTTTTAGGTTTGGGTTTCTTTTCTTTTGGGCAAAAGGAGGGAAACAATGAGTTCTTTTTTATTTAATGGAGAACGGAAAAGTTATATTCATATCGGAAGAGGATGGAACCCACCAACATGGGCGCCTTTGAAGCGAAATTTGTTAAAAGTTCCTGGATATCCAGGTGCGAGGTTATTAAGTACAGATACTGAACCTCGTTTCCTTCCTGTACCTGTGGGGATTATTGTTCCAAATGGGGCCAATTTAGAAACATTAAAAGAAGAAATAGCGGATTGGCTTATTACTGAAAAACCAGCCGAACTTATTTTTGATGTAATGCCAGATAGAACATATATAGCAGTTATAGATGAGGATTTTGATATTGATAAATTTGTGGATATTGGACAGGGAACTTTAAAATTTATTTGTCCAATGCCTTATAAATTAGGGAAAACCAATACACATACATTTACACAAAGCATATCTACCGAAATTACTTCCTATTTCACTAATAAAGGCAGCGTAGAAGCTCCGCCAATAATTGAAATGATCGTGAAAAAACCAAGTACTTTTTTAGATGTATGGTTTGGTAAATATCCTTTAGAGCGAAATTATTTTCGAATTGGCTATCCATTAACTGTGGAAGAAACAACGGTACAAGAGCGTGAGCGTGTATTATGGGATGAAATGATTTCGCCTATAGGTTGGACTCCTGTTACTGGACAAGTTGAGGAAATGAAGGGAACAGGTAGTTTTAAATCAAGAGGTGGTTATGCATTATATTGCGAAGATTACGGACAAGAGAAAGGATTCCACGGAGCAATAGCTAAGAGGAGCATTCCAGGTGGACCGTTGCAAGATTTTGAAATGGAAACATGGGTACGTTTGAAGTCTAAAAGTATCGGGGAAATGGGTCGTGTTGAGGTATTACTTTTGGATGAAGCAAGTAATATTGTTACACGAATCAACATGAATGATTTATATTGGGATGCTGAAATGACCAAAGCATATATGCGTATTGGAAATGCAGGGACACCTAACAGTATACGTAAATTAGTAGATACAAGTGGAGCACATCCTAATTCATTTAATCAATTTTACGGTAGGTTACGTGTTGCAAGACGAGGTAATGAGTGGTCTGTTTATGTAGCTCGTTTTAGAGATGGAACAGAAATTGACGATGCATCACTTGTTGAACGTTGGATCGATGAAACAGGAAACCCGATGACAGAACGGAAAATTGCACAAGTTATGATTGCAATTTGTAAGTGGGATAATAACCAACCTGTCGATGTAATATAAATTGATGATTTAAAGATTTGGAAGATAAACAAAGTCCCTTCCAATACAAAGCCTTATATTTTCGATACAGGAGACAAGGTAATTATCGATACAGAAAGAAGCCTTGTTACGATCAATGGGAGAGATGCTATTAATATTAAAGATATATTTAGTGAGTTTCCTAAGATCATACGTGGAGATAATCGTATTGATATTATGCCACCAGATGTTACAGCGACAATCAGTTACAGGGAGAGATACAGATGAGAACGCCAAGTGGTGAATTGCATGTTGTTGATTTTAAAACAGAACAAATCGTAGCATCTATTCAACCTAAAGATTATTGGGATGATGAAAGACATTGGGAAATCAAAAATAACATTGATAAATTAGAGTTTCGAGTATTTGATAATACAAGGCATTCATCCTCACTTATGCAACAAAATTTAGTGTTAAAAGAAGTGCGTGATGGTCGTATTGTTCCTTATGTAATTACTGAAATTGAAAAGGATTCTGATGATAGATCAGTAATCGCTTATGCATCTGGTGAATGGGTTCAACTTGCTAAAGCTGGAATTATCCCTCCACAAAAACTAGAAGGTAAGACAGTCATTGAAATGGTGGATATCGCTCTGGCAGGTACGAAGTGGAAAAAAGGAAATGTGGAATATACTAGTTTCCGCTCTATGACTATTGATGAATTTATTGATCCGTTGTCTTTTCTTAAAAAGATAGCATCATTATTTGAATTAGAAATACAATACCGTGCGGAAGTTGTAGGATCTCAAGTCGTTGGGCGTTATGTAGATATGGTAAAGAAGCGCGGTCGAGAAACAGGGAAAGAAGTAACTCTCGGCAAAGATTTGATGGGAATTAAACGCATTGAAAACTCTCAAAACATTTGTACAGCATTAATAGGTTTTGTGAAAGGTGAAGGTGACAAATTAATCACTGTTGAGAGTATTAATAATGGTTTCCCTTATATTGTAGACAATGATGCATTTCAACGATGGAACGAGCGCGGTCAACATAAATTTGGCTTCTACACGCCAGAAACAGAAGAAGATATAACACCACAACGTTTAATGACTCTCATGAATACAGAGTTAAAGAAGCGTGTAAATACATCTGTCTCTTATGAAGTTGAAGCACAATCGATCGGTCGAGTATTTGGATTAGCTCATGAGTTAATTAATGAGGGCGATACGATACGAATTAAAGATACTGGATTTACACCTAAGCTTTATTTAGAAGCAAGGGCAATTGCTGGTGATGAATCATATAAAAATCCATTACAAGATAAATATGTGTTTGGTGATTATCGTGAGATTGTTGACCCTAATGAGGATTTAAGAAAGATTTACAATCGCATTCTTAGTTCATTAGGCAATAAACAAGAAATGCTAGATCAGTTAGATAAATTAGTAAAAGAAGCTAATGAAACCGCTGGTAATGCACAAAAGGAATCAGAAGCAGCAAAGACATTGGCTGAAAAAGTACAAGAGAATATTAAAAATAATACCGTTGAAATTATAGAAGCTAGGAATCCACCAACGACAGGGCTTATAGATAGAAAAACATTATGGTTAGATATTTCTAATGGTAAGCCTGGTATTTTAAAACTCTGGAAAGATGGTATTTGGGACCCTGTTGTACCTGATATCGAATCAGTAAAAAATGAGGTTGCTGGTCAATTTAACGAAGTAAATGAAACTCTTCAAGGCTTTTCACGTACTGTTGTGGATTTGAAAAACGATCAGGGTATCATTGATAAAAAAGTTACAAAAATAGAACAAACGGCAAGCGGATTATCTTCCACAGTTAGTGATTTAAACAATGTAGTATCAGATCAAGGTAAGAAACTTACTGATGCAAATTCTAAAATTGAACAACAGGCAACAGCAATTAATGCAAAGGTTGAGATTAAACAAGTAGAGGATTATGTTGCTGGATTTAATATACCTGATTTAAAGCAGACAGTTAATCAGAATAAAGAAGATTTATTAAATGAATTAGCTAACAAGCTAGCAACTGAACAGTTTGATCAAAAAATGACTCTCGTTGACAATCGTTTTACTCTCAATGAGCAAGGTATCGGTTTAGCAGCAAAAAAGACAGAAGTATATACAAAAGAACAAGCAAACGGTGAATTTGCTACATCATCCTATGTAAGAGATATGGAATCACGTCTTCAATTGACAGAAAAAGGCGTTAGTATATCTGTCAAAGAAAATGACGTAATCGCAGCATTCAATATGAGTAAAGAGAACATTAAATTAAATGCGGCGCGAATAGATTTAATTGGTAAAGTTAATGCTGAGTGGATTAAATCTGGATTGTTAAGTGGTTGCCAAATCAGAACATCAAATACCAATAACTATGTAGGTCTAGATGACCAATTTGTACGTCTATATGAAAGTGGAGTCGCCAGGGCATTCCTTGGTTATTATCGTAGAGAAGATGGTGCAGTACAACCAACTTTTATCTTAGGATCAGATGAAAAGGCTAGCGCTCCAGCAGGTGCTTTATTTATGTCCCAATCGGGGGCTGGATGGCCTCAAGCTTATGCGAATATTGGTATCAGTGAGGGCATAGTTAATGGTGAAATCAAAAAATCTGTGTATTGGGAGTTGCAGAGAAACGGAATGAGTGTTTTAAACGCTAATGACTCTCATATTATTTATTCTGGAAGTGGAAATTGGTATTTCAGACGAGGAAAAACTGGACTATATCAATCGACACTAGCAATCGAGGATAATAGCTCAGATGCAGATTTAAGATTACCTAATATTATATTACGTAATAGCCGGGTAGAAGGATATACCGGAGTTCTCCAACTAAAATCATCTGTTACTCAAAACGGATGGGGCGCCGTTCAAGGGAACTTTATGAGTCCTTCTCTAAGAGAATATAAATCTAATATTCGTGATGTTTTATTTTCTGCTTTGGAAAAAATCAGGAATATTAGAATCAGACAATTTAACTATAAGAATGCGGTAAACGAGCTTTACAAAATGAGAGAAGAGAAAGATCCTAGTGAGCCACCATTAACAACACAAGCTATAAAAACATATTACGGAACAATTGTAGATGAAGCCGATGAAGATTTCATCGATGAAAGTGGCAAAGGAATTCACTTATATTCATATGCATCACTTACAATAAAGGCTTTACAGGAGCTTGAAGTTAAGCATGATGCAGAAATCCAAGAATTGAAAGAAAGTCATCAAACTGAGATGGAAAGTATGAGTAAGCGTGTGGAAGCACTAGAAACATTAGTTCAAAAATTAATTAGTTAAAACAGATGGAGCAGCAAATATAAGCTGGTCTTTTTTTATTGCCTAAAAGGGGGTGGTCAAAGTGGAAGGGCTACAAGAAGTAAGAAGCGATGTTCAAGAAATAAAGCAAGATATTAAGGACATTCGTTTAGAAATAAAAAGTTTAGAAATGCGAACAACAGGTAACGAAAAAGACATTATCAATATTAACAAACAGCTAGATAAGATTAGCGCGAACACTACCTGGATTTTAAGACTTATTGTGGGTGGAATCGTTGGAGCTATTCTTACGTTGTTATTGAAGGGAGGTGGTATGTAATGGTTAGTTTGGCCGTAATGATTGGAATTGTAGTAGGTCTTTCACAGATTGTAAAAACAGTTGGATTACAAACAAAATACGTTCCGTTATTAAATTTAACGCTTGGCATTGTGCTAGGCGTTTTATTTTTGGACGGAGATATAAAAACAAATGTATTTCAAGGAATCATCATTGGACTGTCAGCAAGTGGATTATTTGACCACACAAAAATTCTTAAAAAGGATGATGATGTGAAATGAAAAAGACATTAAAACATATTTCTTCTGTAGTCTTTGCAGCTATTTTAGTATTATCCATTGCAACTAGTGCTTTTGCTGATAGAACACTTATTATTCCTGATTTACCTAAACAACCATATCGTAATGGTGTTGGTGCTTATGAAGGAGTGGTAGCTCATTCAACGGCAACTCCAGAAGCACCAGCTATTAATGTTCAAAAATACGAAACTCGTACATGGAGAAATGCATTTGTTCACTATGCAGTAGACTGGAATGAAACGATTCAAATTGCTGATACTAAATACATTGCTTATGGCGGGGGACCAGGTGCAAACAAACGCTTTGTACACGTAGAGCTTTGCGAAACAGCGGACTATGATAAATTCAAACGCAGCTATGATAAATATGTGAAGTTACTAGCTAAAATCTTACGTGATCGTGGGCTATCTGTAGAAAAAGGATTATGGACTCACTACGATGTAACGAAATACCTTGGTGGAACAGATCATGAAGATCCACTTGATTATTTAAAGTCTCATGGCGTGTCAGAGGCTCAATTCCGTGCTGATGTACAACGATCATACAATAACTCTAGTGTGGAAGTTTCTGTGCCTGAGAAGCCATCTAAACCAGCAGAAGTGCCGACAGCTGTAACAGATGGAATTGCTATTATTGAAGGGTACAACGTGAACTTACGTAAGGGACCGGGTACAAGCTATTTTAAAATTCGCCATTTAAACAAGCCAGAAACTTATATTGTGTGGGGCGAAAAGGATGGTTGGTTAAACCTTGGAGGAGAGCAATGGATTAAAAATGATCCATCTTATGTTAAGTTTAGTAAGAAAAGCACGGTGGATTCCTCAATTGTAGGGAAGCGTGTTGTTTCAAAAGTTAACAATCTACGTTTCTATGATGCTCCATCTTGGCAGGATAAAGATGTTGTGGGTTCTGTAGATGTGGGATTAGGATTTACTATTGATACAAAAGTAAGTGTCAATGGATCGTCACAATATAAAGTACACAACAGCAATGGTAAAACATACTATGTAACAGCTAATGAAGCCTATGTGTATGTGAAATAA